AGTTCTCTCAACAAACATGCTAAGGCTTTACAAAAAGACCCTAGTATTTCTGATGAGTTAAGAGACCGCATTGAGCGTGTTCTCGAAGAAATTCTGTCTCAATCAGCTCCTGAATTTAAGGAGAATGATTCTACATTGTCTATTGGGCCCTGTGAATCGAGTCAAACTCGTAGTAGCACATTTGAGTTTGCATATGCTGCTGGTGGTAACGTCGCTTACGCACAGAAGCTTCACTATGATCGTGAGGGCTGGCTGTGTAGAGAGCTAGGAATAGGACAATTAGTCCCAGAGTTTCGTGGTTTTGTTCGAGAGGAAAAGCGCTTTTCACAGCCATGTCCAGTGTACCATATTGGTATTACTAGGCATGAAATGTTTAGCGTAATTCCTCGAGAGACTTTCAAGGCTGGCAAGGACGGAGAAATTGATCATGAGAATGAGTTTGACCCATCTCGTGATGATTTCAATGAGTACAAAGGTTGTACTCGCAGGACTGCAAGAGTTGCTCCTGCGGCCGTTCTTGAGCCTATGAAAGTTCGCATGATCACGAAACCCTCAGCTGGTCTCCATACGTATCTCCACCGTTATCAAAAATCTCTATGGTCATGGTTATACCATCACCCTAGTGGATTCTTTGCTCTGACGGGAGAGCCTTTACGTCGAGACCATCTGTGGCCTCTAGTAAGCAACTGGCAAGTCGGTGATAAGGTTGTAAGTGGTGATTATTCTCAAGCCACTGACAACTTAAAAGGTGAAGTTTCAGAGATCATTCTTAAGAAGATCTTTGATCCTATTGCCTTTAGTCATACTACTGACTACCAGAACGTTTTGAATTCAATGCTTTCGACTGTAATTTGTCAGGAGAAGGCAGTGCTTCCGAAGTATGGTAATGCTTACGACAATTTTGGATATAAACTCCAGAATTTTGTCCAGCGCAACGGTCAATTGATGGGTAACGTTCTTTCGTTTCCTATTCTTTGCCTTGCTAATTATATAGCTTACCATATTTCCTGGGAGATCTATTTAGGTAGGGATATTTCGCCCTTTGGAGTCCCTCCAGTCCTGATTAACGGTGATGACATTCTTTTTAAGTCCAATAAGGAGCACTACAAAATTTGGTGCAATGTCGTTACGGAATTTGGCTTTGAACCTTCCATCGGTAAGAACTTTTTCAGTGACGAGATGTTACAGATCAATTCTGTACTTTATCGTATTGATAGTGTCTTACGTGATGAGGATGTTCTGGTCAATGACCTAGTCAATATTCCTTACGTTAATTTTGGCTTGATTACTAATCGCCGAAAGCAGGATTGTACTAAGGATCTCACGGTTCAACGAACCGGAATAGAGGGGATTACTGATCAAGAATCCCTTCTTGGACGGGCTAGAGTTCTTTCAAAGATTCGTGAATCTTTGCTAGCCGGTCTACCTGATGATATTCGAGAGGTGACTATACGTTTATTTAATAGTCACTCGAAGCCAATCTTGGAATACTTTGGACTGTCTTGGTTAGATTTAAGTTCGCCCGAGGCGGAGCTCGTGTTAAAACGAGTCTTTCCCCTTCAGACTTACGAATCTCTAGATCAGGATCGATGTCTAATAGATATGGCCAAGATGTTCGATCCGAATGAGGCCTCTTTTGACCCTTCGGCTCCACGACGTACTCAAGCTTTGAAACGTCGTAATCCCTTTTGGTTGTGGGATTTCGAATATCTAACTGGTGTTCCGGATCATGAGCCTAGAGCAACGTGGGTTGCCTAAGCCTAGACCTAGTCTTCTTACGGGATGTTCTGTCCCCAATGTTAGTATTCCGATACTGTCGTCTAATGAGTTGTCGCCATCTAGGATGGTTTACAGAGCGTGAAGTTGAGTAGTGATACTCAGACTACGCAGGTGTAAGTCCTGAGACGATGTCAAGAATGAAGTAACACGTAACAATGTAAATATTTGTAAATAAATGTTACGGTGTAAGCTTCCGAGTTGACCGATCTGTTAAGACAAG